CCTTTAATTGTCTTTGCATTGCTACCGACGCCTATTAGGTTATACTTGGCCATGATCTATATGGCTCCCATATCAGTTAGTGTGGAAAAATCAGCATGGGACATGCCAGTACGTTTGTCAATCTCTTTTTTAGCCAGCCTGACAGCGTCCAACTTTGCCTGTGGTTCATCAGGAACATAAGAGAGAACGTCCCAATTGTCCCGCCCAGTTTCTGTTATGGCTATTTCGTTGATCAGAGAGCCATTGACAAGGGATATTGTATAACCCTTATATTCAATTTTATTTTGTATTTGGTCATCCCATAAATTAGGCATGGTCTATAACCTTGATGGTTGTTGAAGGTATATAGTATATGGCATACCGCATAACGGAAAGCAAGAGTAAAATTAAATAAAATATAAATTAATTAATATCATGTATAACCTATTGATATAAAAGGTATTTCCCTACCATCCCTTGTTGTATCCTCCACAGAGTAAGCCCTTGTTCCTGTTCCTTCTACGTCTACGTCTACGTCCACATCCGCGTCTACGTCCACAAGCCATAACCTGTGCGCGGGATTGCGCGGAGAACAAAACAAGAACACAGGCATAGGTCAGCACCATTGACCTTCTCAGAACAGAGATGGTCAGCAATGCTTACCTATTCTGGCAAGCGGCCAAACCAGAGACCTAGCATGGCTGGCCAGAAAATACCAGTAAAAAAATAATTAAAAATAATTAAAAAATAATTAGGTTATGCCCTTGATAATCTATTTTTAGACACCATTTAACTAGTGTAGGCAATCGGTCTACAAAACAACTTAGTGAGTTTACTACAATGACTATCCAACTAGTAGCGACGGAAAAAGACCGCACTGATGTTCTTACCATAGGCGGAGATTATATTTCTCGCCGTACTCACGATGTACACGGAAGCCTTTTAACTTTTGATAAGGAGGCCGTGATAGATCATACACCTGTGGAATTTAGCAGGCAAAATTGGAACGGAAACACCGGCATTTATGGGCTATCAAAATCCCTTTTAGAAGACAGAGTAAAGGGATTGGCTTCCATGGTAGATCTTGACTTGTTCATGCAAGCACTGGCTAGCTTGCCAATAGCTAATGATCCCAAGCTATACTATATGGGCATGTCAAACGATATGCTTCCAAGCATAGCCAGCCGGGTGGCATGGGACGTAAAAGCTGCTACTGATCCTAGCATTGGCCGGTTTCATATGGGAACTTCAGAGGCCATTATGAGTGTGCCACACTATGGAAAGAAGCACACCACTATTGACGCAGTACCCTTGTTTAGGGCATGGGGATTGGACACCAATGTGTGGTTTAGAGCAGACTTAGCCAAACACATTGAACGTACCGGAGCAGCATTAGGACCACGCTCTAACTATCCCAGCAAAGGAAGTTATTCGGACAAAGTTAAATCCAAATTACTGGCGCGCCTGGGAACATGGAGAGAGACTTGCCACACCAGGTTAAACCAGTTTGTTGTGAGTGAAGAAGGAGTGCTTGCCTTGAGCAAAATGGTAAAGGATACCGTGACCAATAAACCATTTAGCTGGGTGCACCATATCAACTAGTTCGCCGCTGCTAAACTTATCCCGGACTAGCACGGCCGCTGGTCCGGGTTTTTTTATTCCAAAAATTTGCTCTGCGAGGCATAATGCAACTCGCTCGACGCTCGTTTAGTTATACGAAGCGGAGACCTACCCCCCGGGACCCCTGCCTCTGGGTAACGTCTTATATATATATTGGGACCCCCATAAGCGGAGCAAATTTTACAAAATTGGAAAAATCAAAAGGCGGGGGTACCTAGGCGGGGGTATACAAAAAAAATAACACAAGTGCTACTCCTAATACCACATAATATTATTCTTCTTATTATTCTTTTACTAGTACATAATAACACATAAGAGTATTGTATAAGTTCTCTTAAAGGCATGGGCCAAGGGTATCATAGCACAAAAGACCTTGCAAGTCCCTTCTTTATAAATTATAATAAAAATTATTCTTTCTTGTCTCTCTTCAAAGGGGTACTAAAAATTGACCACCACCACCAGTGAAAATATTCTTTCTGGGGAAGAACCCAGACCCAATGCCAGATCAGAATCCTATAACCTGACCAAGAAACAGACCAGATTTGCAGAGGTCTACATAGAGACCAATGACCCTATCCATGCACTGGTGGAGGCCGGGTATGCCCCGGTGAACACCAAGGACGGGCGAGTGGACCGTACCAGAACAGGGCGCAGAGCACAACAGTACCTTGCCAATCCCAAGCTCAGAGCCTACATAGAAATGCTCAGGGAAGACGTAGTGGAGAAAGTTTCTTGGAATGCACAGAAGATACTGGACAAAATGTACCAGACCTATATGAGAGCCACAGAGGCAGAGGACTATACCAATGCCAACCGTTCTCTGGAGAACATGGGCAAGCACCTAGGCATGTTCATTGACAAGAAAGAAATCAAACAGAACACCACCTTCCAAGGAGCAGACGAAACCTTTACCCCAGATGTAGACAGTGACATCAAGAGACTGGCAGACATCTCCGGGTATTCTCTCTCTGTCATCAACGGGGGCAAAGGAGAAGACTAGGTGGAACAGGCACAAGGTGCTCCCGAAGAACACCAGATAAAACTAAGAGAAAATCTGTATCTCAGGGCCATAGACACTGCCAGAACAGATTTCTTCTCCTATGTCAAGTTCATTGCCCCTTCTCTGGTGCAGGACTTCAAGGTGGGCAGACACATAGATGTTATCTCCAGAAAGCTACAAAAGATTGTAGACTCTCCAGAACCCCAGAGACTGATGGTCTTTCTTCCTCCCCGCTCCTCCAAGAGCCTCCTCTGTTCTCAACTGTTCCCCTCTTGGTACATTGGAAACTTCCCCTCTCACGAAATAATGAGCATCTCTCACTCTGACCAGCTGGCCTCAGACTTTGGCAGAACTGTCAGGGATATCCTAAAGATGCCCCTCTACCAAGAGATATTTCCCGGGGCAACCCTCAGAGAGGACGTAAGAGCAGCGGGTAAGTGGAAGACCAAGCAGAACGGTATATACTATGCTGCAGGGGTGAGAAGCCAGATAGCAGGGCGCGGAGCACACATTGCCCTGATAGATGATGCCATGTCAGAGGAGGACGCCTTCTCAGAGGCAGGGCGCAGGTACATCAAGGAATGGTACCCCTCTGGTCTCAGAACCAGACTGATGCCCAACGGCTCTGTCATCATCATCAACACCCGGTACCACGAAGATGACCTGTGCGGGTGGCTCCTCAACAACCAGACAGAGGACACCATACCGTGGGACGTTGTCTCCATACCAGCGTGGCTAGACGAGGAATCAGCACAACTTCTTGATCTCCCGGAGGGTTCCTCCTACTTCCCGGAGTGGAAACCAGATAACCTTCTCAGGCTAGACGAGGCAGAGATCAGGGCCAACAACGGGGCAAAGTACTGGCAAGCCCTCTATATGCAGAACCCCACCCCTGACGAAGGTTCCACCATCAAGGCCCATTGGTTCAAGCACTGGGAACTGGAGGACCCACCAGAGTGTGACCTGATCATACAGACCTATGACACTGCCTTCTCCACCCGGAGCACAGCGGACTACTCAGTTATTCAGACATGGGGCATCTTTGACTGGCTCACCGTGGACCTAGCAGGAAGAGAATACTTGGCCCCTAACCTTATTCTCCTAGGAAATGTCAGAGAAAGACTGGAATACCCTGAACTCAGGAGAACAGCGCAGGACCTATACGACTCCTACCAGCCAGATATCTGTATCATAGAGAAGAAAGCATCAGGGCAAAGCCTGATACAGGACATGAGAAGAGCAGGGCTTCCCGTGTTGGATTACCTCCCAGACCGTGATAAAGTGTCTAGGGTACATGCAATTACACCCATTTTAGAATCTGGGCGCGTATGGCTTCCCAGAGGGAGGGACTGGTCAGAGGACCTGTTTGCAGAGGCCATACAATTTCCCTACGGGAGGCACGATGACCAAGTAGATGCCATGGCAATGGCCATACACTACCTGAAGGAATCGTGGCACCTTACACACCCAGATGATCCTTCCTACGAGGAAGATGAAAGTAAACCCAGAAACAAGAAAACCTATTGGAATTGGAACTAGGAAAAGACAGTGGCAGAAAAGGGACTAACATCACTAGAAGCTGCAAACAACCCTCTGCTACAAAAGCAGCAACTTCTTGCTGAACGTATCAGAAAGGGAGGTGAAACATCTTCAGCCCCTGATCTAAAAGAGATAGGAAGGGGCCTACAAGAAGTACACGCCAGCATGTCTCCTCTTGATAAAGCTGCTCTCTACACTGCTCCTATTCCCTTAGTAGGAGACGTAGTAGGAGGAGTGGCAGACACAGCGGCTCTTATTGAAGACCCTAGTGTAGCCAATGCCCTACTACTAGGAGCAGGACTGATACCTTTTGTTCCTTCAGGAGGAGTCACCAGAACTGCACAAAAAGTTTTTCCCAAGCTTAAAAATAAAAATGGCCAAGTGCCGGATGAAGTCATAAGAACTGCACAGAGAGCTTTTACCAATCTTAGAAATGACGTACCGGGTTTTTACGGAACCGATGATCCTATAAAACAAGCAATAGCAGCTGGGAAAACAATTCCAGAAGGCATAACCAACATAGCGAGGGCAAGATATGCACCTACAGATAGGGCAATACAGAGTGAGTTTAATATCAGTGTGGCTGATCAAAAAGCGGCTCAGAATGCTATTAAGGCATCTGAGAAAGTCGCTGATGAGGTAGGAGCACTTAGAAAGAAACTAAAAGAAATGAAAGCTTTGGGTACTAGACCCGGAGGTGCCTATACAGGAGACCGGACCAGCGAAGGTAACCAAGTAAAAACGCAAGCCTATAAAGATATAGAAAAGAAAGCTGGTAAGTTAGAAAGTTCTGCAAGAACAGCGGCTAAAAAATCCATGGGGCAGCTTAATCAGTCACTTGCTATGACTAAGCAGGTAGCTGGAGTTGACACTGGATTAAAAGGGCTTCTAAAAAATATAGAAGGTGTGGACCATGTTAAGACTTTTGAAAAGTTTAATGTGGATGAATACTTTGATGAAGTAGGTGATTTGTCAGGATTGGATAAAGAAGATATATCTGGAATGTTTGACCAGATCAAAAGAGTACAGGGAATGGACCCTAGCAAGCCATACCAAATGAACATACGAAGAGTGTCAACTAAATCAGCAGGAAATCTAGACCCTACAACAGGAAGGAAAGTATATAAATCAGTATCTAAAGAACCTATAAGTTTAGATAATATTAAAAAAGATGTTTTTCCAGAACTAAAGAAAACCAAGGGTGGAACTGGAACAAGAAAGACATACACCTCTGATAAAAAATTTTTAAAGGCTTTAGATGAAGCAGGAGTTGCAGTTAGAAATCGTGACGATGTTCTGGAGGGAAGAGCAGCTATCATCACAGGGTCAGGTAAATCTGATGCTTGGGAACTAGGAGGTGTAAACTACATGACCTCTATTACCAAAGATGGTAAAGCAGTTACCATTGTAAATGATGAGCATGATTTATTCAGTTTTAAACTTCCCAATGCTGATAGATTTATGAATGTTTCAGAACCTATTCCTTATGATTTAGTTAAAACTAAAAAACTAACTAAAAAACAACAGGCTACTAAAGATAAATTAAGCAGTGGTAAAGAGGAAGCTAGGGAGGCAGCCGTAGAAAAATATGAAAGTATTCTAAAAGACCTAAATGTAGATATAGCTAAAAAGGTTCCTGTAGGGTTTGGTTCAAGGGAGCAGTATCTCAGAGCACTGACAGTGGCTAACCTGAAGCCAAGTCATAAAGATTATTCAAGGCTAGTAAAAGACTTTGGAATAGGAATGCCTACCAGAGCATCTAAAGCTGTACTAGGCACTGAGGAGGAAGAGGAAGTAGTAGAAGTAGAAAGAAAAAG